CCACTCCCGTGCATACTCCCCCATACCTCATCCGTTCTCGGCGTATCACTCATTTCTCCTCCTTGCGCACAACGCAAACAGCCTCGACGAGTTCCGCTCTGTCTGATTCGACAATCGCCGTACAGTGCGGATGGCAGTTCTGTTCTAACCAATCCATCAGCGGCTTTGCTACTAACCGGAATTCTGCAATCTTTTCTTTTTGTAAAACCATCTCAGACCTCCTTGCGCGATAGGTGTGCGCGAATTGCTCGTACTGTTTTCTGGCTGATGTCGCCCATTGTGTATTCGTGCAAAATCTTCCGCAGCAGATCGTCGGCGGTTGTAGGGTGGCCAGAGGACTGAGTGTTGCTTTTCGGCTGGGGACTCCCGACCCTCTCAGCCTCTGGCCGTTGATCTTTCATGCCGCCCCAATACGTCATAGGTCGGCCCTGTTCGTCGCGTTGATATTTCGCCATCTCAATCTCCTCCTCGCGCCTGTTGTACTCGCGTTCGCAATCATTAAATGCGTTGCGGCTCATTTGTTCCCCCATGTCGGCAGCTTGCCGTTCTCCAGTATCCACAGGTTGCGCTGGCGCATCCACTGCACCGCCCTCACCCACTTAGCAGCGTTGCGGGTTGTGGGAAACAGTTGTCTTGCTCTTGATGTCAGGCTCATCTTGGCCCCCAAATTTGCAAGACCACCAGCGACACCACAACCACAACCACGACAGTAAGAAGTGGTATCAGAAACGCCATCATCCACGGTTTCATTTCGCCTCCATGATCTCAATCAGCTTGTCCAAGTAGTGCCGTGCCTTCTTCAAGTCCTCGACTCCGTTCTTCTCACGATGCCGCGCAACGTACTTGACCACGTTACCGCTGAAGAACCCCAGACCCCACGCATGGATGGCATCCCACGGCTGGATGCCCTTGGACTTGTAGTGCTGGCCACCTACCTGTACCTCGTTAGCTCTTTCCAGCAGTATTTCTTCTAGAATTTCTTTCTTTATTTTCATACCCGCCTCTATCTTTTTGCTCTTCGTCAGCACCGCCGCTACAAACTTGTCGGCCTTCGCGTTCTTCTTCATCAGGTAGCGATGGTTGGATATCTGTTGTGACGTTGCCTTGGGTATGGCTTTCATGATTTCTGCGTTTGGAAATCCTGCTTGGATCATGTTTTTTATCTTCTGTGCTGTTGTTATTGCTTTCTTCATGTGTTTCTCCGTGATAGTTTTTGTATGTAAGGGAATGCACGGTGTCTGAATTGCCGCTTCAAAATTATTGGCTACCAGCGGCTTAACGCTTACACGCATTCAGACTCATCAACCGCAGCCGTGCCTACAGCGAAAGAAAGGTAGCCGCATGAATCAGGTGCAGCTAGACATACCGCAGAGTGTGTCGTGCAGTTCGTCCAGCGTTGTTTCGTTGATGACCAAGGCTACGCCCCCGCGCTTCTTGATCATCGCCAGTTCTCTTTGTTGTAGGGCGGTAGGTTGGTTGTTCCCGGCCTTGATCTCAATACCGATGAACCTACCGTTGTAGCAAGCGATGATGTCGGGTACTCCGGTGCGACCATAACCCCCCGTTGCCGGGAAGAAGTAGTACACGCCGAAGTAATCCAGTATGGCCTTGGCTTGCTTCTTGACCTTACCCTCTGGTGTCATACGTACCCCTTAGAAATCGAACCGCTTGAGAATCTCGTCCACCTGCGTCTTGACCTCAAGACGGGCACCCTTACTCTCGCGCAAGTCCTTGATCTCGACATTCAAGATGGCCGACTCAAGGCTCTTACGTGCAGCTTCCAACTTGGGGTCGTTAGTGACATTCAGCTTGGTCAGCAACTCGCATAGCTTGACCGGACTCTCAAGGAGACTGTCCCTGAATATCTTTCCCTTCCCCTCTCGCTCACCTTCGGTGACATCAGCAAGCCTGTCGGCCATGTGCGTCAGTACACCGTGCAACCTGTCCCACAAATCTTTAGTCGTGGAACCTAACCTATCGTTGTAGGCTTTTTGGTAGTGCTCTTCCAATTCCTTTTTATCTGCTGCGTCAGCGTCTACGCGCCAATCACCAACTTCAGGAACCGGAGAGAAAGTGTATCGCAGGTCAAATTTATTTGCAATGTCGTCTACATCCGGGTACTCAGCCCTATCGAAAAGAGTACCCATCGTGAAGGCTTGTGCCGAGATGAGGTCAGAGTACTTGGCACAGAAGATGCTAACTGCGTCCTTGAACTCTTGCTCATACACAGTCAGTTGGGCCTTGAAATCCTTGAAGTTAGCCATAGGCAGCAGCCGATCTCCTCCATCTGACCAAGGCATCGTCTGCTCATGGAACCAATTGCGAACCTTCCCGCTAACCTGCCCCACTACTAGCAACTCGTTAGCCCCGGCGAAGAGGTTCTTATGGTAGTTCCCTGCCCTTGTCTTGGTAGACTTGGCAACATCGACCTCCGCGCTGACCTTCTTATCCAGCTTGCGCCCTGTCCATACGGACATATTGAGGTTGACCAACATACTCTCGTTTGCGATGCTCATTATGCTTCTCCCTGTAATTTGGTTTCTTCTGCGAGGATGTCTGCTTTGTGCAACAACTTACCCATTGCGTACTGCTCGGGTGTGAGCATGGACAACGTGATGAGATCATCTGATGCCATCTTTACCCTTGGCTCTTGCTTGTTAGTGGTGCCGTTCCACTTCGTCTCATAGAGTTCCAGTTCGCTACCCGCCAACGCATTGAACAGCGTGGTTGCAGCGGTTGAGTCCATGATGAAATTCGTGTAGCCCATCTTCAGTATTACCTTGCCTTTTGCCATGCTGATTCTCCTAGTTGATATGGATTGTCTTGCCAGTACCAGCAGTCGCTCGTTTGTTACCTGCTATGACCCACAGCACAGGGCAGGGCCACTGCCCACCCCAGTCCCTACCTACGTGCCCATCGGTCAGCATGATCACGCACTCAGGGCGCATCTTATTCTCCTTCATGTATGCGGTAACCCCTGATGGCGCAGTACCCCCACCGCCCTTGGGCTTAGTCGAAGAGGCAATCAACTCGTACTGCCCCGGCCCATACTTCTCATGCGATGCAACACGGGTATCCCAGTACATCAGGTCGATCAACTCGGGGGTCACTAACTTTGCAACACCGATGACCTCGGACACGAACTTGCTGATATCCGCACCACTGATAGACCCCGATGTATCTACACCCACACCGATGCGCCCTACCGACTCGGAGTACGACGAGGGCATGTACACCCCACTGTCGATGGTTCTGCGGTTGGGTCTACGCCACGTGCTCATCTCTTTGCCTATGCACAGGCTCACCACGAACTCCCGCATCTCCTCCACCCAGTCAACCTTGGGTGCCATCACCTCACCAATGGCGCGTGACAAGTCCCCACCCATCTTGCCGATCAGCACGTTGCCTTGTTGCAACGCCTCACCTACCTGCTGATCCAGCCCCTTCGTGGCCTCGACACTGCGCTCCTTGGCCTCCTCCCACCCATGCTCATCGAAGCCTCCGGGTTCCTCAGTCCCACTGCTTCCCTTGCCACTGCCCTTACCCTTGGCCTCCTCGTCCTCCTTGGCCTTCTTCAACAACCTATAGACTTCTCCTGAGTCCATGCCCTTATATTTCAGGTCGAGTAGACCTTCCTTTGGCATCTTGATGAACCCTTCACCGTCATCGGACAAGACCAGCAGCAGGTTAATCACAAGGTCACACGCCTTGTTTGCCAGCAAAGGGTTCTCCTTGAACAGATACAACCACGTGATGAGATGGCGCAATGCCACGTGTAAAGACTCATGCAGTACAACGAACCGCATCTCAGGCTCACTCCACCGCATGACAGCCGCCCTGCCATAGGTCTTGTCCAACCCATTGGTGTAGGCAGTCGGACACTTCTTCGGGTCATCCTCCACCCGTGTGGTACCCATCATCAGCACACCCGCCATAGAGCGGTACTTCGTGTGCGTCAGTACATCAAGGGTGCATTTCTGCACCCGCCTCTCTGCTTCTAAGTCTTGGTAGCCCATGCTCTTCTCCCTTCGTTATCCTTACATCATCCATTCGTTCTCGGTAGCCCACGCAATGAAAGTCCGGTTGGACTGCGCGATGCCTCGCTTCGGCGATGCCTGAACGCTCAAGGCAAACACGCCCTGATACTCCTTGGGTAGACGCTTCAGGTACGTCATGAACGGGGTCATGCTTGCCTTGTCCACCAACTGAATGCCGCTGAACACCGTGACGTAGTTAGCCGCGAAGTCCTGCGCCGATGGCACCATGCACCCTGTCGGGTCGGTGATAGTTGCTTCCCACGATGGCAACCTGTCGAAGGTCTGCGCGAAGGTCATCAGGTCTGCTGCTGCGGCGTTACCCACACAACCCCGTACCCCTGCTGCCACAGCATTGTCAGACAGCTTGCCCCGTACCCACATGTGGTGGCTGGCATTCTCCAAGCTACGTGGAGATACGAACGCGCCCTCAGTTTTCGATGGGTAGGAGATGTAGAGGTTACCCTCACCATCCTTGTAGGATGCTAGGCAGTGCGGGAACTTCTTCACCCACGCAATCACGATGGGGTTGATACCGTTCGACATAGCCCACGTGATCCACTCCCCTGAGTTAGGCTTACGCACCTCGACCATCGACACCCTGTTCTGTGCGTGTTGCTGCACATGATCGGACAGACCCTCAACCGCAAGGTTAGTCGTACCAAACACCCTACTGCCAGCGGGTAGGGAGTACTCCCCTACCTTGTGCGACTGGAACAACCGAAGCATGGAGTTCTGCACCGGACGCATGGCCTTACCGATCTCATCAGCCATGAAGATGATGGGCTTGTCCGAGTGAACACCCGTTAGGATGTTAGGTGCAAAGCGGGTGACCTTGACCCCATTGATCAACTCTGTGAACGGAACACCCGACACATCCCCCACATCGAAGGTCTGCGTCTCGGCATACACGTACCGATACTCATCCTCAAACCGATCAGCCAACGTGTTCAGGATGGCACTCTTGCCAATGCCCATCTCGCCCTTGAATATGTACGAGACCTTATCCCCCACGTGCTCAACCATATCGGTTGCTTCTGCGAGGGACACGACTGCACCTAGTGATACTTCACTCATGTTGTTTCTCCTGATTGTTTTTGATACGTTGAAGTTCTACGTCTGCCAGCGCGTTCTCATATAGCCAATAGCCATTGTGCCGAGTATGAATCGGCGCATCCATGAACCGCTGGTATGTCTCCCATGCTATGTGTACTGCCTTGATACGGGACTCTCCGTTCCCTGTGAACGCCCTGCCATCCTCTCTTCTTATCACTGCTACATAAGGTTGCCCAGCGGAGGAGGTCAAGTCGTCATACTCTACTACCCTAAGTGATGCACGGTCAAACTTTACGAGTGCTTCAATCTCATCCTCTCTCAATTCCACTCACTTCTCCTTAGTTAACTACTTGTTTGCCAAACTCCAACTCATCAGCCAACGTCTGCAACAAGTCGGCCACATCCTCGGGTGCAGATAGCCGCACCCACTTCACAATATCTTTGTAGCCCATGTTGGCTATGTCGGTCGAGTCCCTCGGGTCTAGGCAGAACTCCGCATCGGCATCGTCCACACCATAGTTCTTGTCCTTCCAATTACCCCAACTGTACTTGTCATACTCCTCGACATCGTTCACGCCACGCACCACGGGCAGGTCGCCCGTTCCCTCTTGGAACGCCCCCACCACGGCATCGCGTAACGCCACCAAGTGCGTCACATCCAGCATCTCCCCCGGCCCATGCTCAAAGTCGTAGCCCACCGACACGTTCGTGCATTCGGGAATGAGGCGTATGTAGTTGGCGGTATCGGTGAACGATCCGGTGTTGTCAGGGGAATAACTCAAGCTGTTGTTTCTTGCGTTGATCTTGTCACCCAACGCTTGAGCGAACACATCGCTGCAAGTCCTGCCCACCATCATCTCGGTGATGACACTGCCATCGCCACGCCTGTCGAACGCAATGGCGTACTTGAACTGCTTCAGGAAGGCAGGGAAGTTTTTAGCCATTGCCGCCGAGCCGATACCCCCACGCTCCTCACCACGGTGGAAAAGATAGGTGCCCGGAACCCCTGCATCAATCATCTCCATCAGCATCCAACACCCTGCGGCATTGTCTGCCCCGAGCGGCATCTTGAGGGGGTCTTTGTCGTCCTTGTAGACGAGTTGGCACTCCGTATCGTAGATGATAGTTTGATACAGAGGCGCATCCTTGGGATGCACGGTGTCCACGTGGGCACACCACAACACATCACTACCGTGTGAGTTCTCACACTTTGCTACCGTTATCCCGTAGGCAAGCGGCACCCCGGCAATATCGTGGAATACTTCAGGCTCATACGGGGCGAGGAACTTCTTCACGAATACCGCCTCACCCTTGGAGTCATGTGCCCTGCACAACTTCAGCATACTCAACAGTCTTTTGATCTTCATTCTTCTTCCTTTTCTTTGTTGTGTTCTTCTTTGACTTCTTCTTTGACTTCTTCTTCGTTGTCTTCTTCTTCATGCTCGGCACGGTACCCCGCGATGTCATCGTCCTTGTGGAACACGACATCCTCACCGTTGACCGTCTCGGTCACGGCATCGTCCTCATGGATCACGCGCCCGTCATGGGTTGTCGATATGTCGTCGTCATGGGCATGGGTGTTACCGTCCGAGTCCTCCTCATCCAGCGCGGTCACACTGTCGTTATGCACATACCCCCGTGACGTACTGCACAGGTCATCCACGTGGTAGTACTCCTCGCTGGCCTCACACATATAGATGTCGTTCTCGGACAAGTAGTCCGGGTCGTAGTAGTTCCCGCCAACCTCCACCGCGTTGTCTGCCCTGATCATCACATCATTCCCACGCCGACCAAGGGCAGACACGAAGTTGTTGTTGTAGCAGTGCTCACACACGGTGATCTCTTCACTGTCGATGTAGTACCCCTCGTCCTCGCTTATCCTGTCCGAGCACTCATCGCACTGCGCCTGATTGTCGAAGTCCACGTACCCACTCTGCTGCTGGGCCTCGACCCCCTCTGACCCGACCACCAGCGTATCCCCCGCATCGTCCACGTAGGTGTCGCACCTGCGCCCTGACCCATTGTCGAGGTAGGGCATCACCCACTTGTTCTCATAGCGAGAAGCCCCGTCATAGCGCACCTTGTCCAAGTGAACCCCGTGGAAGTTGCCATGCGTATACCCCGCATCCTCCACTGCTTCCTGCATCGCGGTCTGCCAGCGGGTGTTCTCGGTGCTGGTGCCGTTGGGGTAGCACCGGATGTACTCCTTCTTGTCCTCCCGCACGATGCACCGTGCGTGTATCTCCTCGCCTTGGGTCAGGTAGGCCAGCCGAAGCACCGACTTCTTGTGGGCATAGACCTGCACACAATCCTCGCCTTGCATACAGGACTGCGGCCCGTCCTTGTACACCCTGACCCACCCATCCTTGTCAGTCCCCTCAATGAACCGCAACTCCGCAGGGCAAGCCCGAGCCGCCTGACGTTCTGCCCAGTACTTGATCTGGGGTTCTGTCAGTACCCCATCGGCCCCGCCGAAAAACTTGGTCAGGTACCGCCCCGCCTTGGTGCTGGTGTATCGACCCAGCTTCATCTTGTCGAACGACTCGGCATAGGCCACGTTCGCGGGGTTATCCACCGCCTGATGCAGGGCATGGACGTAGGCATACGGGCTATTGGTGAACCAGTCCTCATCTGCCCACACTACATGACTCCAACGCTCCCTAGAAGTGTAGCCACTACTGAAGTTCTCGTTGGTAGTGTGAAACATATCATGAAGGTCAGGACTCCCCATCAACACAACCAACATATTTCTGGCGCTATACCCCCACGCATCCCCAAACTTGGAGGACACGGTCTGGATCTGGATGCAGAACTTGGTAATCTTTACTGGGTCGAGGGGTTTTGTCATCACCCCGCTGTTGGCAATCATCTTGCCGAGGTGCTTCAGGTCATGCCGTCTGCTCTTGAAATCCCACGAATACCCATGCTTCCATGCACCCGCTATTGAGCGGGACGGTTCTGTGTATCTCAGATGCTTTCTCATGTTGATTCCTTTGGTTAGTTGGTGTGAGTTCTCACACCCGTTGGACTACTCAGACACCTCAACACACACCCACTCCAGCCGAAACCCATCCGGCAGGGTTGTGGTTCCCTCGGGCAACCTGCCCCCAACCAACTGCGCCACGTACACGCAGTCCCCCCGCTCCAGCGTCACGCTGGCACGGTTCATCTCAACACCCAATACCTTTGCGATGTCGGCATGACCGACAATGCTGATCATGTTCTTGGTATCGGGAGTCCCCCCGATGGGGTGCAGCGTGACTCGGCTCATATTCTCCCGCGCCACCATCTGCAACGAGAATGCGTTGCCCACATAAACCTTGTTCGTCATGATAGTTTTCCTCAGAAGTTAAACAACGGAACACCCTCAAGGGCACACGTGTCACCAGTTTTTATGTCCTTGAGGGTGCGCCCTGTGTGAGTTCTCACACAAGACGCGGTTGTTTGTTCTGTTCTGTTACGCCCTAGACATCTAGGCTAGGGAGGTAGTCGTTTTCGTTTGGGTGTCGCACACCCGAGCAGGGGTTGTGTAGGACGAGAGGGCTGTCACCCCCAGCACATACACTATGTATGCACCTTCCCGCCCAGCACCATGACCATAGGTGCTGCATTAGCTACACAACCTACTACTCGCATGACCTGCCTGAACCAGCAATCTGTCTTCGCTCGTCTCTTGTTCCCGCTTTGTATCCGGTATCGCTCACAGGTCATGTCTCATCGGGATGTTGCCGTTAACCCGACTACCTTTGACCAGCTTGCCTTGAGCACCTTTTGAACCACGGGTGGACTTTGCTGAACCCCTCGCTTTCGGAGGCCGTCATGGTGTTGCGCTGAATTGTTAAAGAGCCGTGTGAGTTCTCACACAGGGGGCGACTCCCGCCGTGCCCCGACCTGCTTACTGCTACTTACTTCTTTCATCTACTAACATTATAGCACAAGACCATTTATAAGTCAAGTTTTATACATACTGTGGGTAGGGTTATTCCGGCGGGTTTTGCACCTCTTTCTGTCGCTTCCTGACCTCCCGCATATGGTCAGCCGCTTTCTTCAGGCGCAACTTGGCACGAACACTGGCAGCAATAGCGTTCCTCTCCAGCGATGGTTTCTGACGGTCTTCGTCAGCTTCGGTCTGTCCGGCCTGTGCGTAGATTTTCCTGCGCCTGATCTCACTGTTCAATTCCCACATGGCATCGACCTTCTTGGCCTTACGAATTTCTCGGAGTAGGTTCATGTGTAGTCCTTTGGCAATGTTCCTGAATGTTAGCAGTTGTGGAGCAATGTTCCTGAGATTGGAACGCGCAAGTTCTGATTATATAAGGGAAGTTCGCAAGAAGGTCAAATGTTCCTGTTTTGGGAGGTGTAACTTCGCCAAACGCAAGGCAAGGCCTCCCCGATCCAATCATAGAAATCGACGCTCCACAGGTGATTAGTGTATAAATTTATACACTCATATTTTTTGGCGGGAGGTAATAGTGAAATCACTGGAACATTGGAACATTGCTCTATATATATTTATTTAACATATTTATTATTATAAGAAACAATGAGTTGCAACACTTCGTACCATATTTCAATGTTGCTGACAACAGGAACATTCAGGAACATTTGTAACTATTGCTAACTACCTATGCAAAACAACCACTTATGATTTTTTACAGATGAGAATCGTTTTCATTTAAAGTGTGATTGTCAGGAAAGTCCCCTATTTGCGTTACTGTTGCCTGTAGGGTCTTAAACTATGGCGGGACTTTTCTATGATTGGCTATTTCGTATAACTTTATACACTAAATCACCTGTGGAGCGTCAATTCCTATGTTCAATCACCTGTGGAGCGTCGATTCCTATGATTGCCGTGTGAGTTCTCACACCGATGCCCACCTGCCCCCGATGATAGTTTTTACGTGGCGCAGCCGCGCACACTAGGTTTCCCCCCGTGTGAGTTCTCACACAGCCTGACATTTATCTCCCCCACCCGCTCACCCACCCACCCGCTCACCCACCCACCGACCCCTTAAGAACTATCACAAAACCGCGCCGGAGCGCAGCCCAAATTGAGGACGAAAAAAAGCCCCACACCTTTCGGTGTGGGGCGAGGACTGCGGTGCATCTAAACTGCGAGGTCGATGCAGACCTGAAGCGCGGCGGTTAGTGCCGGAACATTCTTGTACTGTGGCGTTTCGGTCGCCTGTATCGTGGCGAGGATAACCCGCAGGGTATCGCTCAACCTCTTAGGCTTCGAAGCAATCACCTTCACTTGGGCTTTTGCCACACCTGTGACCTTGGTCACAGTAGCTTTCCCTGCCTTGCGCTTGGATGCGCCTTTCTTCGTATTCGTGAAAAGGTCGCTGTACGCCTTGCGAACCTTGGCATACACCGCCGCTTCTGCTTTGGACAGCTCACGGGAGGCGATAACATTCCCCCCAATGGTGCGGCACTCTTTGTAGACCTGTTTAATCTTCTCCTCCCGCTTGGCGGGGGGAAGCCCCGCCAGCAAACCCCGCAAGATATCGGTGGCCTTTGCGTCACCATCAACTGCGGTACGAAACGCCTGTACTACCTCTTTGATTGTTGCCATGATCTTTGAATCCTTTCGTTGTAGCCTTTGGCATGATTGCCTCGACTGGTTCCCATTCTACACTTACGCCCTAGAATGTCAATGGATGATGAGCGATAGTGTGAGAACTCACACACCAATCCCGCCCAGCCCGACCCCACCGTACCCCATCCCCCCGATCCTATTGGTAACATCCACACCTCCTCCCTATGCTGTGTTCCGCACGAATGAAACAGTATTTTTTGCAGTAGGTTATAATCCACACTACTACCTAACTACTGGAGTGGATATGGAAAACAAACGGTTTGGGCGGCTAGTTGTTACAGGGTTAAACAGTAAAGATGCCCACTACAATAAACGCTGGGACTGCCTTTGTGACTGTGGGAATACCCATATTGTTCTCGCCCACCAACTAAAAGCGGGGCGCGTAAAATCCTGTGGGTGCCTTGGAAAAGAACTGCGGGAAGCTAGTGAGGAACAAGCTGCTATAGATAGGCGAAAAGCAGCAAAGGGGAGTTATCTGGCTATGGTCAAGAGATGCCATCTACCCACCTGTAACAAATACTATTCTTATGGGGCGCGGGGGATCACCGTTTGTGACCGTTGGCGGTTTGGGGAAGAAGGAAGATCAGGGTTTGAATGTTTCTTTATAGACATGGGGCCAAAACCGGTTGGGTATTCTATTGATAGGGTGGATAACGCTAAAGGGTACACCCCAGACAATTGCCGATGGGCTACTGCGCTTACGCAGTCTCGCAATAGGGATATTGTCCCTAAGATATATTGTGATGGGGAGTTTTTACCTTGGATGGATGTAGTGGAGAGACTGGGGCTAGACAACTTATTAGCTAGGGTAAACACCAACACCCCCAATAGACTTGCCAAGATAAAGACTTTTTTAGTCTCCCTTGGGTAAGTTTCTACCACACCCCCCCGTCACCAAAATGTTACCTCCCACACCCCCACCCCCCTCCATATAGGAACACCCCCCGTCACAAAAAGTTTAACTTCCACACCCCCCACCCCATGTGCTATAAACCCATCGTGCAAATCGTTCCAGAACAACACGTTCCGGTTGTTGACGCAATAAACCTATCGGACATCCCGATGTTGGAGAGGGCGCGGCTTGCCTGTAAGACGGCGAGGGAATTGTTTGGCGATGCCCCGGAGCCAAGTGAAGATGACAAGAACCAAGCCCGAGAAACCTTCAAGGCGTTTACGGACAACAAAGGCGTGAGAGCACCCTCCATGTCGGTTGTTTCGACTTACCCCAACGCTTCGCTTGTCTATCTAGACCAGATGCTTTCCGAGTACGACCACGAACTGATTAATAGTGCGGTGCGTATCAGGGAGTACACCAAGAACAAGCTGCTGGTGGAGTCTGAGAACCCCGATGGGAAGATCAGGATCAGGGCATTGGAACTGCTGGGCAAGATGAAAGATGTGGGTTTGTTCACAGACCGCATAGAGATCACGCACAAGACCAAGACCGACGAGGAGTTGGAAGATGAACTCCATAAGAAGCTGGAACGGTACATGGGCAGTGCGTTGGAGGTCGAGGATGTAACATCCCTTGAGGAAGAGGACGAGTCTGATGCCCCCGTCAAAGAAAGCCTCTCTGATATTGCTCAGTTAGATGACCTTATCGACGATTTAACCCCATAAAGTGACCCCCGCTGCCCTTTCTGCGCTCAAAAACAACCTGCATAGGCTGAATTCCGTACAAAAAGCGGAAGTTTTGGACTTAATATCCGAGTTAGAGCACCGAAAGGTCGTCAAACAGGCCAGAATCTCCCTCCTTGCGTTCATTAAGTTCATTGAACCAGATTATAAGATAGGCGAACACCACAAACGGCTGGCTACGCTACTGGAGTGCCTAGCTAACGGGACAAAAGACCGCATTTCAGTCAATATTGCCCCCCGTTTTGGCAAATCTCACCTCGTTTCGTACTATTTTCCAGCTTGGTTTTTAGGTATTCACCCCGAGCAGAAGGTCATGATGGTGTCCCACACGGCTGATTTGGCCGTGGACTTTGGCCGGAAGGTGCGAAACCTGATTGCCAGCGAGAAGTATCAGGAGATTTTCGGGGGGAAGGATGGTGTCGAGTTATCTCAGGATTCAAAATCGGCGGGGCGTTGGCATACTAATCATGGGGGCGAGTACTTTGCAGTCGGTGTTGGCGGTGCCATCGCGGGGCGCGGTGCAGACTTGCTACTTATTGACGACCCGCACAACGAGCAAGACATCATCAACGGCAACCTTGATGTGTTCGACAAAGCCTACGAGTGGTTCACCACCGGGGCAAGAACCCGACTGATGCCGGGGGGCAGGATTGCCATCGTCCAAACCCGCTGGGCTACCAACGATCTGACAGGCCGTGTCGTCAAGGATATGGTCATGAACGAGGGGTCAGACCAATATGAGGTGGTGGAGTTCCCGGCCATTCTGGAAAAGGAAGTTGAGGTTGAAGAAGACGGGGTGATGCAGACCCAGTTCATCCAGAAGTCCTTATGGCCCGAGCAATGGCCGCTGGACGCGCTTCTCAAGACCAAAGCCTCCATGCCGTCCTATCAATGGTCGGCTCAATATATGCAGAACCCCACCTCGGAAGAGGGGGCGATTGTGAAACGGGAGTGGTGGCGGGTGTGGCAGGATGATGTACCCCCCAAATGCGACTTCATTATCCAGTCTTGGGATACGGCATTTGAGAAACACAACCGAGCGGACTATAGTGCGTGTACGACATGGGGCGTCTGGTGGCCTGAGAAAGACCCGCAGGATAACCCCACCGGGGCCGCAAACATCATCATACTGGACAGCTTCAAGGATCGGATGGAGTTTCCGGAACTGAAGAAAGTGGCGTTGGAGCATTACCATGCGTGGAACACGGAGAGCACACCGGTCTCGCTGATCGTCGAGAAGAAAGCATCAGGCGCACCACTTATCTATGAGTTACGTGCGATGGGTATCCCGGTGCAGGAGTACACCCCAAGCAAAGGGCAGGATAAGATAGCACGGTTGCATTCGGTGTCGGACTTCTTCGCATCGGGGATTGTGTGGGCACCGCAGACTCGGTGGGCCGAGGAGTTGGTCGATGAGGTTGCGGAGTTCCCGGCAGGGTCACACGATGACTTGGTGGATGCGACAACGCTGGCATTGATGAGGTTCCGACAAGGTGGGTTCTTGCGATTGGCAAGCGATGAGAAAGACCCGATAAAGAGATTCAAGTCCCGGCGAAACATCGGGTACTACTAAAGGATAGATCATGGCAATGGACAAATCGCTCTACGAAGCCCCGCAAGGATTGGAAGCCCTCGCTGAAGAAGAACCGGTTGAAGGTATTGAGATTGAGATTGAAGACCCGGAGTCAGTCAAGATCAACGGCGAAGAAGTCATGCCGGAGGAAGGTGACGAGGGAGAGTTTGGGGACAACCTCGCGGAGATCATAGATGAACGGGCTTTGACGACCCTTTCCAGTGAACTGCTGGGGGACTATGAGTCGGATGTCTCTTCCCGCAAAGACTGGTTGGATACCTACGTCAAGGGTCTGAAACTGCTGGGTCTGAAGTACGAGGAACGCTCTGAGCCGTGGCCGGGGGCGTGTGGTGTGTTCCACCCGCTTCTGATGGAGTCAGCAGTCAAGTTCCAGTCAGAGACCATCATGGAGACATTCCCCGCGATGGGGCCGGTCAAGACGCTGATCATCGGCAAAGAAACGCCGGATAAGAAAGAAGCAGCGGTTCGTGTGCAGGATGACATGAACTATGAATTGACCGAAGTGATGGTTGAGTACCGCCCCGAGCATGAGCGGCTCTTGATCTCCATGTGTCTGTCGGGCAACGCCTTCAAGAAGATTTACTTCGACCCATCCCTTGATCGGGCGGCTGCGCCATTTATCCCCGCAGAAGATATCGTGGTGCCTTACGGTGCAACAAGCCTTGAGTCAGCCGAGCGCGTGACCCACCGGATGCGTAAGACCGAGAACGAGATGCGCCGGTTGCAGGTAGCAGGGTTCTACCGGGACGTTGATCTGGGGGAACCGCAGACCGTCATGGATGATGTGGAGAAGCAAAAAGCCAAGGAGCAGGGGTTCAACGCTTCCATAGATGACCGCTTCCAGTTGCTGGAGATGCACGTTGATCTGGACTTGGGGGGCTATGAGGACTTGGGTGAAGATGGAGAACCCACCGGCATTGCGCTGCCCTATGTCGTGACGATTGAGAAGGGAACTACACAAATTCTGTCTATCCGGCGCAATTGGCTGGAGGACGACAAGAGAAAGCTGAAGCGTCAGCACTTCGTACACTATGGATACATCCCCGGCTTTGGATTCTACTACTTCGGTCTGATACATCTTATTGGTGGGCATACACAAGCCGCCACCTCCCTGCTTCGCCAATTGGTTGATGCGGGAACCCTGTCTAACCTGCCGGGGGGTTTGAAGTCCAGAGGACTCCGTATTAAAGGTGACGATACCCCCATCGCACCGGGAGAGTTCAGGGACGTAGATGTACCCTCTGGAGCCATCCGCGATAACATCTTGCCGCTCCCCTATAAAGAGCCGAGCCAGACCCTGTCGGGATTGCTGGACAAGATCGTGCTGGATGGTCAGAAGTTCGCTGCCACGGCTGACTTGAATATGTCGGATATGTCGGCGCAAGCCCCGGTGGGTACGACACTGGCTGTGCTTGAGCGGATATTGAAGGTGATGAGCGCGGTTCAGGCTCGGATTCACTACGCTATGAAGCAGGAGTTCAAACTCCTGAAGTTGATCATTCGTGACAACACGCCTACCGAGTACAGCTACGAACCAGAGTCTGGTAGCCGCAAGGCCAAGCAGTCTGACTACGATCAGGTTAACGTCATTCCGGTCTCAGACCCTAACGCCTCCACGATGGCGCAAAAGGTTGTGCAGTACCAGACCGTGATGCAGATGTCCCAAAACGCACCGCAACTCTACGATATGGCTTACCTCCACCGTCAGATGCTGGAGGTCATAGGGATCAAGAACTTTGAGAAGATTGTCCCAAGCCCTGACGATATGAAGCCTACCGACCCCGTGTCCGAGAACATGGCAATCATGAACGGTAAACCAGTTAAAGCCTTCATGTATCAGGATCATCAAGCCCACCTCGGTGTGCATATTGCAGCTACACAAGACCCGAAGTTGGCGCAAGTCATGGGTCAGAACCCGCAAGCCCAAGCACTCATGGCCGCAGCGCAAGCCCACATCATGGAGCACGTGGCATTCCAGTATCGCCGTGAGATTGAGCAACAGCTTGGAGCCGCCCTGCCCCCGATGCCGGATAAGGACTCCGACGACGATGATTTCACGTTGGCTCCAGAGGTTGAGGTTCAACTCTCCGCACTGGTTGCCCAAGCCGCACAGCAGCTACTCCAGAAGAACAAAGGAGAGGCGGCTGCACAACAAGCCCAGCAACAGCAGCAAGACCCGCTCATCCAGATGCAGCAGCAGGAACTTCAGATCAAGAAAGCAGAAGTTGACCGCAAGGCCAAGAAGGACGCAGCCGATGCCGCTGGTAAAGCAGATGAACTTAAACTGCGTGAGACGGAGATCAACAACCGGATGCAGTTGGATGGGGCGCGAATTGGTGTGGACATCAAGAAGCATCAGGTTGATAGCCAGCGTCAACAGGAGTTGGAGGGGGTTCGCATGGGCATCGACATCGCCAAGCACAAGTCCCAGCAAGTCCAGCAACCTAAAAAGACGGGTGACCAATGACAATAGCCGTAGACCAGACGCTTCAGTTTATTGTTGACAGTCTCCATGAGAAGCAGATGGAGTTACAGGAATTTATTGGTAACGGAACCATTAAAGATTTCAATGAGTACCACAGACTTTGCGGGGTCATCCAAGGCCTGACATTCGCAAAAGAGATAATCACCGGCCTTGCAAAACGATTGGAGACTGACGACGATGAGTGAAATCTTGATTGGGGCGAACGGAACGCCTCTCCCAGATACAGCAGAAAAGAAAGCCAAGCAGATACCGGAGCCGTCCGGGTTCCATCTCTTGTGTATGGTTCCTGAAGTTGAAGAGACGTTTGATAGCGGCATTATCAAAGCAGATACCACTCTTTTTGCGGAGGAACGGCTTACTACGGTTCTGTTCGTCATGAAGTTTGGGCCAGATGCTTACAAAGACCTTACAAAGTTTCCTACTGGGCCTTGGTGCAAAGAAGGTGATTTTGTTCTGGTTCGTCCGCACTCAGGATCACGCCTGAAGATTCACGGACGCGAGTTCCGCATCATTAACGATGATACCGTCGAGGCCGTAGTTGAAGACCCTCGCGGAATCTCACGGGCATAGGGGGTAGATCATGGCTGATAACTTCAAGTTTCCAGACGAAGTGGATAACGTAGACCAGACCAAACAGGTTGAATCGGTTGACGCTCCTGAAATCGAAATAGAAATCGTTGACGATGCTCCTCCCGAGGATCAACGGCGTTTGCCCCTGCCTAAGAAGCAGGTAGAAGAATTAGAGGCAGACGATCTTGAGGAGTATGACGGTAAGGTCAAGTACCGTTTGAGTCAGATGAAGAAGGTCTGGCACGACGAGCGGCGGGACAAAGAAACCGCTATTCGTGAGCGGGAAGAAGCGTTTAACTATGCTCAGGCAAAAGACAGAGAAATCAGGGAACTACGAGCAAAAGTGGGACAGGGTGAACAGATGTTTGTCACCGAGGTCACCAAGTCTGCTACGGGTGAGATTGCCGCCGCTAAAGACCGCCTGAAGAAAGCCTATGAGGCCGGGGATTCCGATCTGATTGCTGACGCGCAGGAAGAGCTAACTGACGCTAAGTTTCGGATGCGGGATATCCAGTCCTTAAAACCTTCTTTACAAGTTGAAAACAATGATGTACAACAGGCTCAACAGCCTAGAGCACAGGCTCCAGTTGTCGATACCAAAGCGGAATCATGGAGAACGAGAAACACATGGTTTGGCGTTGACAAGAAAATGACTGGGTTTGCGCTAGGATTGCATCAGGAATTGGTTGAAGCCGGGGTAGACCCCCGTAGCGATGACTACTACGATAAAGTCAACGCTGAAGTTAAACAGGCTTTTCCTGATCGGTTTGAAGCGGAAGACCCCGGCCATACGGATGTGCAGGATAAGTCTCCCCAGCGTACCAAAGCGTCATCTGTTGTTGCTCCCGTTTCACGGACTACCGCGCCGCGACGAATTCGGCTCACAACGTCCCAGTCAGCCCTTGTCAAACGACTTGGACTCACGCCCGAAGCGTATGTACGTGAAATGATGAAATCGGAGAACAATAATGGCTGATAACCGCTTGGCACGTGAACTGGAATCCCGCGAAACTACTCAACGCGCTAAAGCGTGGGCACCTCCACAACTACTGCCTTCGCCTAACCCCCAACCGGGATGGGCATTCAGGTGGGTACGGACATCTCTTGTAGGTCAGTACGACCCAACAAATGTCTCTGCAAAATTTCGTGAGGGCTGGGAGCCGGTTAAAGCTGAAGATCATCCAGAAATACCGTCTCAGTCCGACCAGAATAGTCGTTTTAAAGGCAGCATCGAGATTGGCGGCTTGCTGTTGTGCAAGATTCCACAGGAGTTTATGGATCAACGCGCAGCGCATTACAAACGTGCAAGCGACAATCAAGTTGAAGCCGTTGATAGTAGCTTTATGAAGACCAACGACCCAAGGATGCCTCTGTTTTCAGAGAAGAAGTCATCTACCTCCTTTGGTCGCGGGGCTAAATAACTTAACTTTTTAGGAGTCTAACAATGGCTTATCCGACAGTTTCAGCCGCTTACGGGTTTCGTCCCGTAAATCTACTGGGAGGACAGGTTTTCTCTGGTTCCACTCGGCAGATGGCTATTGCGTCTGGTCATGACACCAATATTTTCTTTGGTGATTGCGTGATCATGTCTGCCAATGGCTGTATCAACAACAACACCGTTACCAATACTGGTACGGCAATTGTTGGAATTTTCATGGGTTGCAGCTACATCAATACGTCTGGTCAGCGTGTGTTTGGGCAGTACTACCCAGCCAAGATCTCCAACGCTGTTGACGGCCCTAACGCCACCGTTGCTTTTGTTGCTGACGATCCCGATCTGGTAATGAAAGTTGCCATTCAATCTGCCGCTGATGCCGCTCCGTCCGCTAGTCAGAAGGACCGTGCCGCTCTGGTAGGTGGAAACGTGGATATCATCTACCAAACCGTTACTGGCAGTACGGCTACGGGTGATGGTACTCAAGGGGTAAAAAACGTTGGTGTGGCCTCCGCTACGCTTCCTGTCAAAATCATCGACGTTGTTCCCGATACCGCGCCAGCTACCGGCTCGTTCGTGGAAGTTTTGGTTACTTGGAACCAATTCGCCCATCTGTATCGCAACACAACTGCGTTGGCGTAAGGAGATAAATCATGGCTATTTCACGCGCACAACTACTGAAAGAACTTCTTCCGGGTTTGAATGCTCTGTTTGGTCTGGAGTATGCAAAGTACGGTGAAGAGCATAAAGAGATTTTCGAAACCGAAACCTCCGAGCGTTCTTTTGAAGAAGAAACGAAACTGTCTGGCTTCAGTGCCGCCCCTGTGAAGAACGAAGGAAGCGCGATTTCCTACGACAACGCACAGGAAGCATGGACTGCCAGATACCAACACGAAACTATTGCTCTTGGTTTCTCGGTGACAGAAGAGGCTGTCGAAGACAACCTGTATGACTCTCTGTCTGCCCGTTACACCAAGGCTCTGGCTCGTGCTATGGCGTACACCAAGCAAGTTAAGGCTGCTGCTATCCTTAACAACGCATTTGCTGGTGGCCCGACCTACGGTGACGGTGTTGTCCTGTGTTCTGCTTCGCATCCGCTGGTTTCCGGTGGCACGAACAGCAATACGGGCGGTGCTGCCGACCTGAATGAAACCTCGCTTGAGGCTGCTGTTATTCAGATCGCTGGTTGGACAGATGAGCGTGGTTTGCTGATCGCCGCCAAGCCCCGTAAGCTGATTGTTCCTCCTGCTTTGATGTTTGTTGCTACGCGTCTTCTGGAAACGGAACTGCGTACCAGTACCAACAACAACGACATCAACGCTCTGAAGAACAATGGTTCAATTCCTGAAGGGTACCGTGTAAACCACTTCCTGACGGATACGAACGCGTGGTTCCTGATGACTGACGTACCTAACGGTCTGAAGCACTTTGTCCGGACGCCGCTGGCGAACTCAATGGATGGTGACTTTGACACTGGTAACGTAAGGTACAAGAGCCGCGAACGGTATTCGTTTGGTGCTTCTGATCCGCTGGGCATCTTCGGTGCCTCTGGTTCTAGCTAATGTAGTATAGTAGTAAGTAGGGCGGTGGGTTCTCCCCACCTTAATGACTGCCTGTGGTGCAGCACCCTATGTTTTACCGATCTGGGAATTTTACGCATAGCGACTGCCCCAGCAGACTTGTTAGAGACTCTATGCGGATGTGCTAACACACTAGGAGTTTTTCAATGTCTATCTCAACCTTCGATGGCCCCGTCCGTTCGCTTAACGGTTTCTACTCCCAAGGGCCGGGAAACATCCTCACCCTTGGTGCTACGGTAACGCTTTCTGTTGCTACCCACGCTGGTCATACCCTGCTGGTTCCGGCAACCTGCGCTATAACGCTCCCAACTATTATTACTACGGCCGATGCGGCAACTGCTGGCCCCGGCTCTGATCCCAATACCCTGAACAACATTGGCGTTGAATTCAATCTGTTCTACAACGCCATCGCTACGGACACCACTTCCCAGACAGTAACTTGCGGTGGTTCAGATAAATTTGTTGGTTCGTTGACGGTGATGGGTACTACGACGATGGCTTTTGCCTCTGTGACCAACACGATTATTACGTTGAACAAAACCACCACTGGTGGAGCAGCACGGGGTAGCATGATTAAGCTAGTTCCGCTGGCGGCTAATCTTTGGTCTGTCAACGGCATCCTGCTTGGTTCGGGTAGTGTTGCCACGCCTTTCTCCTAACCTTCGGGGGGCTTCGGCCCCTGCTTTCCTTACTAGGAGATTGTTATGATGCAAGGCGATAATTTTGCAGTATCCCCAACCACAAATGCTGGTTACTACCGCGCTTCTGCGGCAAGTACTGGTACGGCGGCTTATACGCTGCTTCAAACCACTGCTGGCCCTAACGGTATTGGGTACAAAGTCTCCATCGTTTCCACGGCAGATGACTCTAGCAAGACGTTTACAATCGTCGGTCACAAAATGGGAACGGCTCCGGGTGTTGTAACGACAGAAGTTGTTACCGGCCCCAATGCGACTACTGTTTATTCCACCAACTACTATGACCGCATAACCAGCATTACGCCTAGCGCAACGATGACTGGGAGTATTGGTGTTGGTGTTCTTGGAACTAGCGTAGCCCTGCCTCGCACCCGTGTTAAGGGTGTGTACTTTGTTGGTGCAGCTTCCGCAGGGTCTGTCAAAGTAAATCTGAACTCAGCCACCGGCACCTTGCTTTTGCAAGTTGATACCCCCGCTTCCGTAACCTCTAGCCAGTATATGTTTCTGACTGGTGGTATTTTGGTTGGTGGCAGCAATGCTTTGGGCGCACTGACGATGGACATTGGTATCGTAACTCTAACAAGCATTACTTTCTCAACCATCATTTGCGGCTAACAGGAGATAACGTGCAACTCCAAAAGGGTTTTGACCTCGCTGGTAAGAAGTTGATGATTGGTCTTCCCGCTTACGACCACAAAGTAGGCGTGAAGATGGCTATATCGTTGATGCAGCTTGGGCAGAAGTTGATGGAACACGGGATCGACGTACAGGTTAATAGCCTTTGCGGATGCTCTGTTGTATCTCGCGCACGGAACATTATTGCTCATCAGTTCATGAAATCGGACTGCGACAACCTGATGTTCATTGATGCGGATATGACGTTCAGCGCAGATGATGTTATCCGGCTGATGTGCTGGAACCAAGAGAAAGCGATTGTTGCCGGTGCTTATGAAGCCCGTAAAGAAGGCAAGATTTACATTGTGTCCCTAGATGGTGGGCATGGTGTAAACGGGCCTCAAGGCAAAGTCACAATGGATGAAGCCGGTCTTGTCAGGGCTTACCGTGTAGCCACTGGTTTCATGATGATCCAACGGCGCGTGTTTGAAGTTCTTAAAGCAGCCCATCCTGAATGGGAGCATAAAGACACGAATACCGAAGAGCGGATGTATGCTTACTTTGACTTCAAGGTAACTCCTGAAGGTTATATTGGCGAGGACTTCCTGTTCTGTGATCGTGCGCGGGAACAGGGTTTGGACATCTGGCTAGACCCGACAATTAAACTGGGTCACATGGGCATTCATGAGTTCAAGAGTGACTTTGGAAACGATGTTCTTTATCCCTCTATGATGGCGGCGCAGACACTTAGTACGGCGGCGTAAATGGCTAAGACACCAGCATGGCAAAGAGCAGAAGGAAAGAGTCCCAAGGGTGGTTTGAACGCGAAGGGCAGGGCATCGTACAACGCGGCGAACCCCGGAAAACCCGGCTTGAAGCGGCCCCAACCCGAAGGCGGCTCCCGGCGCGATTCATTCTGTGCGAGGATGACGGGGATGAAGAAGAAGCTGACTTCCGCGAAGACAGCAAATGACCCGAATAGCCGCATAAACAAAAGCCTTCGGGCTTGGAAGTGCTAGGAGATTGATATGGCAGATGACAGCAAACCTACACCAGCCGAACGCGCTGAAATGGAACGAGCAAGAGCAGAAGCTGCTAGGGACAAGAAAGAAAAAGCAGCCCCAACTACCAAGACTGGTATGGGTGATAAGTTGTTTGCCAAGGGTGGCTCCATCCGTGGTGGTGGTTGCGAGACCAAGGGTAAGACAAAAGGACGGATGGTGTAATGCCTTCCACCTCCAAGAGGCAGCATAACTTCATGGCTGCTATTGCCAATTCTCCTGCCTTTTCCAAGAAGGTTGGCATCCCTCAATCCGTAGGCAAAGACTTCACGGCAGCAGACAAGGGTAGGAAGTTTCGCACTGGCGGTAGGCCAGCAGCCATCAACAAGCAAAACACTCAGCACGGGAGTATGGACATGCCGTTTAAATCAGTCAGAAAATTTGCGGGGATGCAATCCGGCGGTAAGGTTAAACGGTACGCGGGTAAGGACGAAAGCGAAGTTTCTAACGACAATGATCGTCCTTTTGCGGAGACCAACGCTACTGAAGAGCGTACTACCACCCGCGAAGTCCCCCGTGAATCCGCTACCCCGGCTCCAACTAAATCAACTGGGTCTGCTGATTTTAAGGCTGCTTTTGCTGCGGCTCGTAAAGCTGGGGATAAGACGTTCGAATACAAGGGTGCGTCATACGGGACAGGGTTCAAACAACCGGAATACCGGGACGAAGGAAGGAATGTCCCCCGTAAGGAGACCGTAACTGAAACGATAGCCACCCCTGCCGTCACCGGAAGAGCGGCAAAAGAGTCTAAATATATGCCTTCCGATGAGCAAAAAGAAAAGAACACGAAGCGGTTTATGGACGTTACGATGACTGCTGCATCAATGTCTCCGATGGGTAGAGTAGCCTCCCTCGGGGCTTCGGCTTTGAAAGCGGCATCGGCTGCTCGGGCGGCTAGGACTGCTGGAGCGATGGAGAGGGCGGCTGAAGGTACCGCACGGCAAGCGCGGCTTCGTACCCCGGAAGCACGTAATTCAATTCTTGATGAAGTACGTAAGCGTGTCATCAAGGGTGGTAAAGACGAAAACGCTTTTTCTAGTAAGGCTAAATCCACCATGCAGGGTGAAGGTGGACTCAAAAAGGGAGGCAATGTGAAAGATAAAATGGGTATGAAAAAAGGTGGTATGCCGATGAAGGATGGCAAACCCGCATTCATGAAGAAAATGATGGGCGGCGGTATGTCTGGGTATGCCAAGGGCGGCGGTATTGAGTCCAAAGGCAAAACCAAAGGCACCGTTATTCGTATGGCTAGTGGTGGCTCTGTTTCCTCCCGTGCAGATGGTATTGCTCAACGCGGCAAGACCAAGTTCAAGATGTGCTAAATGAGACCCTCCCGTGGTATGGGGGGCATAGCCCCCTCCAAGATGCCAAAGGCTAGAACCATCAAGAAGAAGGATGGTGATCTGCCGGTATCTTTGTATGCCGCTGGTGGTCAAGCCAAGTCTAAAGTCAACGAAGCGGGTAACTACACCAAGCCGGGACTTCGTAAGCGCATCTTCAATAGCGTCAAAGCCGCAGCAATCGTAGGTACGGGCGCAGGGCAATGGAGCGCGAGAAAAGCGCAAGTTATGGCTAAACGCTATAAGGCTGCGGGTGGGGGGTATACAGATTGAAGGCTCCCCAACAATCCCTTAAAAATTGGGGTGATCAAAAGTGGCGTACAAAGTCAGGTAAACCCTCGTCAAAAACAGGCGAAAGATACCTCCCCGAAGCTGCTATTAAAGCCCTCAGTCCACAAGAGTACGCTGCTACCACCAAGGCAAAACGCCAAGGCAAAGCGGCTGGGAAACAGTTCGTGGCTCAACCTAAAAGCGTGGCTAAAAAAACTGCTGCGTATAGGAAATAAATAATGGTCGCAAAAACCACAGATACAACGGACTTCAACCTAGACCTCAATAGTCTGGTAGAGGAGGCGTTTGAACGCTGTGGCAAGGAACTGCGCAGTGGCTACGATATGCGTACCGCTCGTAGGAGCATTAACCTGCTGACTATTGAGTGGGCAAACCGTGGTTTAAATCTGTTTACCATTGAAAAGGTGGAGCAGGTTCTAACCTATAACGTAGACGAATACGACATTCCGGTAGATACGATTGACCTGCTGGATCATGTGATCCGCACAGGGACTGGGACAAACCAGACTGACATCAACATCACCCGGATTTCGGTCAGTACCTACGCCATGATCCCCAATAAGAACGCTACCGGAAGACCAATTCAGGTCTGGTTCCAGCGTAAAACGGGTGCTACAAGTGCCACCAATGTTGTCCAATACCCGCAAATCCATGTCTGGCCCAAGCCGGATAACAGCCAAACCTACACTTTTGTGTACTGGAGACTGCGTAGGCTTCAGGATGCTGGGAACGGTATAAACGGTCAGGACATCCCATTCCGGTTCCTTCCTTGTATGGTGGCGGGGCTATCCTACTATCTGTCCATGAAGCTGGTTGGGGTCGATCCTATGCGTATCCCGATGCTGAAAGCGGACTATGAGCAGCAGTTCCAGCTTGCCGCCGATGAAGACCGGGAGAAAGCCGCTATCCGGTTTGTTCCCCGGCAGATGTTTATAGGCTCTTAAAATGCCGAATAACTTCGCATCCGGCAAGTTTGCGATAGCGGAATGTGACCGCTGCGGGTTCCGGTACAAGCTGACAGAACTGAAGAACTTGGTCATCAAGACCAAGAACGTGTCAATTAAGGTTTGCCCTACCTGTTGGGAGCCGGATCAGCCGCAGCTTTCCCTTGGCCTGTACCCCGTTAATGACCCTCAAGCTGTACGGGAACCCCGTCCGGATGTCAGCTATAATTCTTCTGGAACCAGCGGGTTACAGCTTACTCCCGGTGATACAGGGTATCCAGAAGGTGGCAGTCGCATATTCCAGT